TGGGCTGATATTATTGTCTTTATAAGTTGCAACGACTCTATATGGAATAGCGCAGTCTATTACCACACAGGCTGAGTAGTCTAAACCCTTGCCTCTAGAGGTATCTGCAACTATGATGTAGTTGTGACCTTCTAGTGGTTGGTTATAGATCTTAATGCCGTTCTCAGAAGTATGCAATGGCTTGACAAATGCAAGGGACTTTAAGGCTGCGGCGGAGAGTAAGGTTCCAGCCGATCCCATAAACTCGCATTCCATTTCTTGTAAAAACTTTTCCTCGCCAAGGATGCGTCTTTGGTCATCTGCCCATGCTTGATTGCGCCCTGGAACCTGTCGCCAGTTGGCTTCAATGTGCTTAAAGCCATTTTGACCTTCAGCAGCTTCCGTCCACATACGATAATAATGGTTCATACCATTTGGCGTGGAAGAAATTAGGATCTTCGACTGTGTACCAGAAGAGATGGTTGGGTATACAGAGGTGAAAAACTCATCAGCAATGTTACTTGGAACGAATGCGAACTCGTCAAGATATAGTAACGAGATAGAGTAACCACGAATCGCGCTAGAAGCGGTAGATGTAGCCATCACGCGACAATTGTTTTCTAGTTCAATATCACCCTTGTTCCAGGTGCGAACACCTTGTTGCAGCCATAGCGGTAAAGCCTCATATGCAATTTTAATGCGATTAAGAATTTCGCGAGCTGTTGGTGCTTTGTTGGCTAGAATGGCTACGAACTTATCTTCGTTAAACAAAATATACCAAAGAATATATCCAACGACCATCGTAGTCTTACCGACCTGACGACCTGCCTTTACTATAACACGGCGATTGTCGTTAATGTCTTTGATGGCTTGGCGCTGAAATGGATACAAAGATATCTGAACAAAACCTTTATCAAGAGTAATAATCTTTACATAGTTTTCGATAAAGTAGATTGGATCTTTTGCGCATTTAACATACTCACGGACTTGTTCTTCCGTGAGTTGCATTGGCATATTCACACGCTTTAAGTGTGGGTTCCCAAGGTAATGCTTTAACTTAAGACTCATTTTTTATTTGCTTTAATAGATCTGCTGTAGAACCAACGAACACGGCTTTGTCAACAGTGATATTCGTAGGACCAGCTGGTTCTTTTGGTTGCAATTCTTGTTGTTGCCTCTGAAGAATCATGAGTTTCTCTGTGACATCAGAGAGATTCTTGATCATGTTGGCTGCTACTTCATACGCTCTTGGGTGCTGCGATTCTCTCGCCACTTCAAGAATACCGTCCAAAGCCTCGTTACCCTTTTCGATAAGGTTGTAATAATTAGAACGAGAATAGTCAGCGTCAGGATTATCAGCTGATCTGTCTGACTCATGAATAGTAACACTTTTGTTTTCCTCCTTTACTGCAGGAATATAATCAGTGTTAAGTATTTCGGCTAGATTTTTATCTACTTCACTCATAAATTATGTAATGTTTGGATATTCTTCAATTGTTTCAGTAAAGCCGAAGTCGCTATTAGCGTTTGCGTTAGATGGGTCTGGTGTTACTGTCAAGTTGACCAACTGATTATCATTAAGATCAAATGTATTTATTGTATATGCAGTATTAGTGACTGCGCCTGTTAATTTTTTGCCAATAAACAAAGCGCCAGCAACATCGGTAACAATTATTTGATTTGCTCTATTATCCCAAGCCTTAACAAACCCAGAGGCATTAGCAGCATTGATAGTTTTTCCTTCAAACACCAGCTCGCCTATTTTGTAATCACCAGAACCAGAACTCAGATTAATCTTTCTTTCACCTGTTTCGATATAAGTGCTGTCATAAGTATTTGCTGTGACCTTGCGAATAATCTTGGTGTTGCCATTAATCGGTCCATAAAGATACGCTTTGACTGTAAATGTCAGCGTCCACACTAGTGTTCTTAATTGTTCTGATGTACCAACATCATCAGACACAGAATAATCAACAGACTCAAGTATAATTGGAACATCGACATTGTTACCAACATCAGCAAGGTCAACTGTTAGTGTATAGTCTGGTGTGAAGTATGGAAGAATTTGCTCTATGAGTTGCGTGCCATCTTCAGTGTTTCTGACAAATATGTTCAGCTGAAAGTTATAGTTGTATGGTGCAATTTGAGCAGATTTAATTGTCGTGTTTGAGTTTGGACTAAATTCTTGAGAAAATAAACTTCTTTTGCGCAAAGGGTCATATGTGATTGATGTGAGTTCAAACGACATGCGTGGTAAAGTAATCTGAGTTCTTTGGTCTAGCCCAGGATCTTGCTGTAAACGCTGGTAAAACTTTTCTTTAGCCATATATGACAAAGGAACAGTGATTCGTTCGATCTCTGTTGTTCCTGCTTTATCGTATCTGACTAAACGAATGTTGTTGAACATCGTGCCGAATGCTACGACCAGTTTTCTTGTAATTCTGTGATAGAAATGCTGTCTAGAAAGCATTATTCGTTACTCGTTCCAAATGGATTTAATTCTGTCCAATCAAGAACATTATCAGCCTCGTTTTCAATCTCAACATTGTCATCGAAGCCGTCGTTAGCATCTTCCATAGTGTCAACAGTTCCCATTGACCACGAAGCACCTGAAGTGACACCAACGATCGCAACATTATTGGTAAACTCACCTTTGATGTTTCGAAGTTTCAAGATGCGGTTTGGTTTGTTCCAATCAGCAACATATGCTCTTGCGGTAGAAGCAGCCAATGACGCGCCTTGATAGACAATTTCCATATCGTCATAAGTGCCAGTGCCACCAGCATTCATTGTGTAGTCCAATGCAAATGCTTCAAGATTTCCAATGTTATCAATCTCTTCAACGCCAGTTTTTATCAACTCGCCGTTGTATCTGAATGTTTCTATTGTAAGCCCGTACATATACGGTGCTTGTTTTCCTGCTTGGAAGAAGTTCTTTTCTTCCTCAACCTGTTTTATCTCTAACAATTTTTGTTGAACAGGAAGATAGATTAGATCGCCTTCTTTTGGCGTGTTGCGAATTGTTGTAGAGATTGCACGCTCAAAGGTTCTTCGTGCAACAGCAACCTTTGCTGTCTTTTGAATTTCTAAACCAAACTTCGCAAAAAATTCCTGATTACCCTCAAACTCATTGAAAGTCTCAAGGTACATATCTATTTTATATGCAGCGTTAAAGTATTTAACTGGATCATCACCAAAGATTTCATCTAGCGTTGATTGAGAAGATCTAGGCAAATAATAGATATCAATACCGTGATTCCTGATAGACTCGATAATGAGATCTTCTACAAGAAACTGTTCTCTTGTAGCGCCTTGATTGTTGAAGTACACACTTACTGGCATAAGATTATCCCACAATCATCTGTGGTGGAAGCTCGTATTCTTCTCGTAACTTGGTGTGCAACAGTTCAATCTCAGCAACTGCATCGTTGTAGATCTTCTCGCCGTTTACTACAAGACCGCCTGGTAGCGTGTAGTTTGTATATTTGCTTAGATTGTTGCCCCATTGCATCTTGAACAATGCGGTAGTATATGACTTCAACCAAGAATCATTAAAGACTTTAGTGTATACTGCTGGATCAACAATTTGAGTTGCCTGAAAGACAATATAATCGCCAACCGCAAGTCGACCAGCCCAATCCATATACAGATTGATTCGATTTACTTTTTTATTGTATGAGAATGGAATCTCACCAGTAACAATCATATCAAGCATTGCAAGGTGTTCTCTTGCAATCACATAATAAGTGTACGAACTGGATAGAAGGTTATAGAAGTCGTTGAGTCTAATCTGATAGTTGATGTCAAAGATGTTAAATCCTTGAGAACTAGAAGAACTAATAGACCCAGAACTAATTGGCAGCAGACGAGTAACTCCAGAGATATTGTCTGACACTTGAATGTAAGTATTAGCAATATCTCCAAAAGTTACTTGGTGAGCCAGATAAATCTCTTCTGTGCCGTCGTAATGGTAATCGCGGAACTTCTGCAATGCATCATCAATGCGATCTTCTAATTGATCGTCATCGACATTGATATCAATTACAGGAAATCCGAGTTTACGGAGACAGTAATCTTTTAGTTGAGATCTAGATGCTGGTGATGCCATTTAAATTATACCTTATTTTGTATTTTTCACAATAGCATCACCAATATCATCTATTTATTATGCCGATGGTGCAGGTGGCTGCTGTGGCATTTGGCTCTGTGCTTGTGCAACAACTTTATTTAGGGTGTCGTTGACAATGCGGTGTGGAAGTTCACGAAGCGCACCCAATACAAGATTTACTTCGTTCACATTCAACTCTAGAGTAATCACAGTTTCAGTTGTAACATTATTCATTATAGTCATCCTCTTTTATTAAACAGTCTCATTATTAGTCGATACTATCCATGGAAAATTGTTTCCAGATGCATCATCAACTGGATTCTTCTTGTCACGGATCTGCTTGTTGATTTGCTCGTTTACATGATCCATATAGCCGCCAACAACAACAGCCTGAATCCAACCAAGAACAATTTCTTCCGTTAAACTATTATAATCTATAAAGTTGTTCGGGTCAAGTTCTGCAGACCTAAATGGCGTTGCACCATTAAATGTGCCCGAATAATTGTCAGCGTCTGT